CCTGTATAAAGCGTTCTATATCCTGAATAGTAATCCCCGCTTTAGCCACAAATGTCCCTATGAGTTCGCCGTCAAGATGTAAATAGATAAAATCTTCGTCTTCTGACAATTCATAACCTTTGGCTTGTACTCCCTTTGATAACATTTTAGTTAAGATACCTTTTAACATATACCCTCCTCAAAATCTGGTTTATAGTGTTGCCAGTCTTTTATGACCTCCACTATTTCAGCCTCATCGGTTCGTATCTTCCCATTACAATCGGGCGATACAACTATCCTATCTTTTTTGATACGAGCTTTCAGGATAATAAAATCATCGTGTTGTAGCCCGAAATTAACAGCCCAGTCATAATGCGAAAAATGTAACCCTTTGGCGCAACTACCAGCTTCTTTTGGTGCAAGTTTATCCGTCTTTATAATCCCAGATTCAGGGTATTGGGTTTTATTATCGTAGAATGATATTCTGTCTGGCTTTGTGGCTTTATAGAGATAGATATAATCGCCATCTTGTTTTACAGGGTAACGTTCACAATAATCACTAATCCCATCGATATTCGGCACTTTCAAAAGCGTGCAGTTTTTGCCGACATAAATAATAGCAAAATTAGATTGTTGAGTTACCGCTACATACCCGCAGGCTCTAACCTGTGAGCTATCGTAGGCTATAACCTGTGAGCTATCGTAGGCTCTAACCTGTGAGCTATCGTAGGCTCTAACCTGTGAGCTACCGTAGGCTCTAACCTGTGAGCTATCGTAGGCTCTAACCTGTGTGCTATCGTAGGCTCTAACCTGTGAGCTACCGTAGGCTCTAACCTGTGAGCTACCGTAGGCTCTAACCTGTGAGTTACCGCAGGCTATAAATATACCACTGCGCACAATGGCTATATCACCTTTTTTACAACAGGCATCGACTTCTTTTTGTGTTTTACATTCGATAAATTCCATTTTAATAAACCCTCCATTCATAAATTATTAGACTTGTAATCACTACCACAATAAAGATAATTACTAGATATAAACTAATCTTCGTCTTTTACTTCAAAGGCACGTTGGCATAATTTACACCAATATTTATTTTCGCCTGTTTGTTGGTTTAATCCGACCTTTTCACAATGCGGGCATTTTATTAACGCTACAGTTACTTTATCCATTCCTTTCCCTCCTATTTGTTTAAGCTAATTACTAGCTCGTTATAACCTAGCTGCATATATATTATGATTGCTTATATAATTTATTGTCCGCCCTGTAATATGGCTCTATTTTCTTTACTCCATTATGATATGCTACTTTATTACATTTAATTAGTAGCTTGACATATGGTTTTAATTCAGCAGGGATATTCTTCATTCCCCTGTTTAATGCCTGAGCTAAGCTATAGCAGATATACCATATTTGTCGATTTTTAACTATGCGGGGCATTTTAAACCCATATTCCTTAAAACAATCCCTTGCAAACATTTCGGCTTTATATTCGCACATACAAGAGGGCTTAATTTCACCGTTTACTATATGCCCGACTTCGTGAGCAAATATTGCGAACGATTTAGCTGTCTTAGGTATCGGGGTTTTAATTTCTGCCTTAGCTATTATTGCCCTGCCCGACATTGCATTTCGGTATTTAATAACCGTAACATTATGCCGCTTAAGTAAATCCATTCCAGCTTCATAGTAATTCATTTCAAATTCCTTTCCAGCTAGGTTATAATCAACCAGTAATAATTGTAACTTGCGTCATTGAGTTACCCGTACCGTTTGCTTATTCTGTTTTTAATGTTCTTATTTACTTATATAATAAACCCATAGGTAGACATTGTCAATAGTTTTTTAAACAATTTTTAAGTTTTTTGAAAATATTTATTTGTTAATCGTAAAAGGCGGATTGTAACGGGCAAAGATGTAGCCAAGCAGGTCAAAACCTATAAAATGAGTATTATCTCTAGAGCGGTATCGCTTTCCAACGGATTAAACAATGAAAGATAAACTAACACAAAAACAAGAAAATTTTTGCTTGAATATACTACAAGGTATGTCCCAACGAGAGGCTTATATACAGGCATACAAACCTAGTTATTCTATATCTTCTATTGATGAAAATGCTTCGAGGCTATCAAGCAATGAAAAGGTTTTGAAGCGATTATCAGAGCTACGTGAGAAGGCACAGAATAGCAAAATAGCCTCTGTAATCGAACGCAAAGAGATATTATCAGAGATAGCCAGGGCGAACATGACTAACTTTGTTGAGGTCGGGCAGGATGGGGCTTGGTTTAATATTGATAATACTAATCTAAATAGCCGGGCAATACAATCAGTCCAGAGTAAAACAGTGCTTGGTAAAGAGGGTGCTGATGATGCAGTGTTTATAAGAGTCAATCTCCATAATCCAATCGATGCGATCAAGGAACTGAACAAGATGGACGGGGTGTATTCGGATAATCCGGTTGTTAAAGTAGAGAACAATGTCCAAAATAATCAATTTATTATAGGAGATACAGATGTTGCAGCAGCCCTCGCCATCCTTATCAGTGCGGGGGCAGTCCGGTTGGATGCCCCTAAAAACGATCAGACCTCGATTGAATAAATACATTCCACATAAACCAACCGCGAAACAGTTAGCATTTTTATTACTAGACAATTTAGAGGCGTTTTATGGTGGTGCGGCTGGTGGAGGTAAATCGGATGCTTTGCTTATGGCAGCTTTGCAGTATGTTGACATCCCGGGATATGCAGCGATTATCTTCCGTAAAAATTATTCAGAATTGACATTACCAGGTGCTTTGCTGGACAGGGCAAGGGAATGGCTATCGAACACTGATGCTGTTTGGAAAGAACAGGAAAAAACATGGCACTTCCCAAGTGGGGCGACTTTATCCTTTGGATATCTCGACAACGATAATGATATGTATCGGTATCAATCAGCAGAGTTCCAGTTTATAGGTTTTGACGAGATAACGGAATTTAACGAAAAGCCTTTCAGGTTCTTGTTTTCAAGACTTCGAAGATTAAAGACTTCTGAAATCCCTTTAAGGATGAGGGCAGCCTCGAACCCAGGCGGTTCCGGCCATGACTGGGTAAAACAGCGGTTTATCACAGAAGGCTTAGAGAAAGGGCGTATATTTATTCCAGCTACACTGAATGATAATCCCTTCATCGATAAGGAGACTTATATTGTCAGTCTTAACCAATTAGACCCGATTACACGTAAAAAATTACTGGATGGTGATTGGTCGGCAAGAGATTCAGGTAATCTCTTTAAAAGAGAATGGTTTAAGATTATAGACGCAGCCCCCGCGATATCCTACATAAGATATTGGGATATGGCAGCCACAGAAGCCAAAAAGGGACAAGACCCCGACTGGACTGTTGGTTTAAAAATGGGGCGCGATGCTAACGGTCAATTCTACGTCGCTGATGTGCGGCGCGTCAGGGCAAATCCGCAGGCGGTAGAAATCCTCATAAAGCAAACCGCGCAGCTGGACGGTACACAGACCCATATCTACATCGAACAAGAACCCGGCGCGGGCAGTAAATCATTAATCGACTATTACGTCAGGCAGTTAGCTGGGTATACAGTAAGACCGGATAAACCGGCAACTGATAAAGTCACGCGGGCGCAACCGGCGTCATCTCAAGCGGAAGCGGGGAATATAAACCTCATCCAAGGGGCGTGGATAAGCGCCTTTTTGGACGAAGTAGAGGCTTTTCCTTGCGGTTCACACGATGACCAGGTTGACACAATGTCGGCTGCATTAGCTATATTGTCTGGTAACATCCCCGGCAAAATGCTTGAGCAGGATATTACTAAGACCAATTTCGCCTTTAAGGGCGTTCGGTCGAAGGAATTTTAAGTATGAGATTTAAAATAGGCAATCTCGAACTATTGGCAGAGCGTAATACAAAAAGGCCGGAAATCGGCGAACTCGGCGGGACGGGAACGCAGGTATTCGCAGGGATGATTTCCGAAGAGTATAACCCTGATTTACGAGGGCAAAAAGCGATTACCACTTATGACAAGATGCGCAAGTCGGATGCACGTGTGAAATCATCTATTCTTGTCTGCGAACTGCCCCTGCGGTCAATAGAATGGCATATAGAGCCTGCCAGCGAATCCCCGAAAGACGAAGAAATAGCGCAGGCTCTCGAAGATAACTTGTTTAACATGACCATTACATGGGATTCTTGTTTACATCATATAATGCTGATGTTGCCATTCGGTTTTTCG